AAAACTTAGTCGCTCAAAAGTGTTGTAAGGGGTATTATATAAACAACCTAAACATTCTCGTATAAACAACGGCCCCTTGCGAGGGATACCCTGCGTTGAACAGATAGTGAAGGGCAACCTTTCTTTTGTTTTTCCGTGGCTAATTTTACTAGCTCACGGCTAGGTCTTGTAAACGCTACAGGAACTAGCTATGACGCTCTGTTTCTTAAGACCTTTAGTGGTGAAGTACTGAGTGCTTTCCGCAAGGCAACCGTGTTCGAGGCGTTACATACCGTACGCACGATATCATCTGGTAAGTCTGCTCAGTTCCCTATCATTGGATTAAGCAGCACAGCATACCATACACCTGGTACACAGCTTACAGGTAATGCTATCAAGCATGCTGAAGCTGTTATCAACATCGATGACAAGCTCGTATCAAACGTATTCGTTGCTGACATTGATGAGGCCAAGAACCATTATGACGTTCGTAGCCAGTACACCACAGAAATGGGTAACGCATTAGCGTACACATTTGATAAGAACGTAGCAGCTACTGTTGCACAAGCAGCACGTACTTCTACTAACCCAAACACTGACCTACCTGGTGGTACTCGCATCAAGATTGTTGCTGCTAACAAAGCAGCTATCACTGGTGCAAACTTAGTTGCTGCTATGTGGTCAGCAGCCGAGCAGATGGACATCAACAATGTCCCATCAGAAGGTCGTCATCTTGTGCTTGGCCCAACTGAGTACTACAAGTTAGCTCAGACAACAGACGTACTCAACAGAGACTGGGGTGGTTCTGGAGCATACGCAGATGGAACAGTCTTGAAGGTAGCTGGCATCAGCATCATCAAGTCAAACCATCTACCAACTACAAACCGTTCTGCTGTAACTGGTGAGAACAACACATACCACGCTAACTACACAGACAGCGTTGGACTTGTATTCAACAAGCAAGCTGTTGGTACTGTTAAGTTGATGGACTTGAAGATGGAACAGACAGGATCAGACGTACATGCTTTATGGCAAGGTACATTCATGGTCGGATCTATGGCTCATGGTACTGGAGTTCTACGTCCAGACTGTGCTATCGAAATCTACTGGGCAACCAGCTAATTACCGTGGGGGCTATATGCCCCCTCTTTTCTTATGGGTCTTAACCTCACTTCAGAACTAGAAGCAGTCAACAAAGTATTAAGGATGATGGGTGAAGCACCTGTTAACTCCTTGGCTGGTCAGTTCGGTCTTGCAAAGCAAGCAAACGATACTCTTAAAGAAGTAAGCAGAACAATCCAATCAGAAGGGTGGTCATTTAATACTGACTACGAGAGAACTCTGACTCGTACTGCTGGCACTAATGAAATTGATTTAAGTTCAGATATAAGCAGAGTAAAAATTGATCCTTATGAATACCCAGACAATGAGGTGGTCCAAAGAGGATTGAAGTTATACGACAGAAGAAAGAATACTTCTATCTTTGAAGAAGATTTAACAGCAGATGTAACTTACATTCTTGATTGGACTGACCTACCTGAACACGCTCGTCAATACATAATGACGAAGGCAGGTCGCACACTACAAGAACAGATACTAGGTAGTGCAGATCTAAGTCAGATAAATATCACAGCAGAAGCAGAAGCAAGAGCACAGTTCTTAGAAGAAGAAACTAATGCAGGAGATCACAATATGATTAGAGGTAATCCTAATCACACAGGAGTATTCCAGACTTACCAACCAAGTCGTACTGTTCTTAGATAGTCATGCCTTTAATTACTTCTTCTATACCTAACCTCATTAATGGAGTTAGCCAACAGCCGCCTGCATTGAGGCTGGCATCACAGGCAGAGGAAGTAGTTAATTGTATGTCGAGTCCAATCGAAGGACTGAAGAAGAGGCCACCACTAAATAATGTTGCTCGTTTATTTATTGAAAACAAATCAACAGTCCGACCATTTGTTCACATGGTTTCAAGGACTAATGATATTAACTACATCATCATCATTCAAGATGGTGCAATCAAGGTAGCAAACCTAGACGGAACACTTGTAACCCCTTCAACACCAGACGGAGTTAGTTATCTAGATGTAACTGGTCATCCTTCAGAGATGTTCAGGGTTGCATCTATTGCTGACTACACATTCATTGTTAACAAAGAGAAGACTGTTGCAATGTCCAGTGACTTGTCGCCAACAACAATCACTGACCCCACAGCAATGGTGTTCATTAAGGTTGCGAACTATGACACTGAGTACAGCGTTACTTTAGGCGGTGTAACTAAAACATATACAACACCTCCTGCTGGTGGAGAACAGATTGAAAGTTCTTATTCTCAAGGAGCTAACAGTGCCAGTGTCACAGTTACAGCAACAGCACATGGAATGGTCAGTGGTGATGAATTTAAAATTAGCTTTCCTACTGCATCTGGTGGAGTAGCAGGTACTTATGAAGTAGCTTCTTCCACTACAAACCAATTCACCTACACAGCAGGAACACAGAACGATTCAAGTGCCAACTCTGGCAATTGCACAGTTGTACCAAAAGTAAAGCTATCAACAATCACGATTGCAGATGAGTTAGCAACACAATTAAATTCAATTAGTGGGTTCAATGTTAACAACGATGACTACATAATACGAATCACTAAAACAGATGGAAGTGATTACACATTAACAAGCAAAGACGACAAGACAGGAGAAGGAACGAAGGTAATTAAAGGTGTTGTCGATGACTTAGACGACCTACCTATCAAGGCTTATGACGGTTTCATTGTTAAAGTACAAGGCTCTCAAGCTACTAGGTATGACGATTACTACGTTAAGTTCGTAGTTAATGCAGACTTCCCACCTAGCATTTCTTCTACTCCGACAGATATATATGGTGATGGAACATGGAAAGAAACAGTAGCCCCAGGTATTACATATAGATTTGACGAGGCAACAATGCCTCACGTATTAGTTAGAAATTCAAATGGTACTTTCACATTCCAGAAATATATAAAGGGAGAGAATAGTGCTACCTATGCACAATCAGGAACAACAGTTACTGTCACTAAAACAAATCATGGACTAGAGAGTGGAGATCTTTTGTTTGTTAGACCCTCCTCTGGTGCAGGAACTACTGGTGTTTTTTCTATTAGACCAGTCACTGCAAATACATTCACCTACACAGCAGGTCAAAGCCAAACCACCAGTGGTAATGCAGTCTACGGAACTACGTGGTTAGGTCGCATAGCTGGTGATAAGAAAACAGCCTTAGAACCTACCTTTGTAGGAAGGACAATCCAGAATCTAAACCTGTTTAGGAATAGATTAATAATGTTATCTGAAGAGAATGTCATCCTCTCTGCTAGTGATGACCACGGAAGGTTCTGGCCTGAAACTGTTCAGACTATGGTGGATAGCGATCCAGTAGATCTCAGTTGTGGTGGTAGTTCTATTAACATTCTTCTATCTACTGTCGCCTTTGCTAACACTCTTCTCTTATTCAGTAGGAACGCTCAATTCAGGTTAGATGCAGGGTTAAACGTAGGTTCTGCCTTAACACCTAGCACAGCCACCATCACGCAGATGACCTCCTTTGACATGGATATATCTGTTGACCCGATAGCTGTTGGTCGTAATACATATTTCCCTATTACTAAAGGAGGCTTTAGTGGACTAAGAGAGTTCTTCCTGCCTGACTCCAGTGGATCAGTACCTTTATCAGAAGACGTAACATCCAGTATCCCTAGATATATACCGACAAACTTATGTAACCTTATCTCTGCTGTAGCAGAAGATGCTGTTGCAATGCTTAGTCTTGACCAGCCTAAGAGAATCTATCTTTATAAGTTCTTCTTTGAAGAAGATACAAAGCTTCAATCATCTTGGTCTTATTGGGAAGTTAGTGGTGCAAAGAAAATAATAGGTGCTGCAATTAAAGGTAGTGATTTATATGTGCTTACTGAATATGACGAAGATGGATCTTCATCTCAATCAGGAACTTACCTAGAGAAAGTATCACTAAGACCTGAACAAGTAGACCCAGGAACAGAGATAGAAATACTGCTAGATAGAAAGATTACTGAAACAGAAGTTACATCGACAAGTCTTAATAATGCTGGTGCTTTAGGTGTAGAGACTGTCATCACTCTTCCTTACCCTATTAACACTGGGGCAGACATGATTGTAGTAGGAAGATTTGAAGAAGGTAATACTCTCCTAAGACATGGACAAGTTATTGAGCCACAGTCTCAAACATCTAATACGATCACAGTCCTTGGAGATTTAAAGACAGTAGTAGGAGGCAAGACACCACGCTTCTTTATTGGGGAAAGATACACTATGACTTACGAGTTCAGTACTCCATATATAAAAGAACAGCCGCAAGGTGGTGGTGTCTCATTAGCAGCAGGGCCGAAACTACAGATGAGAACGTGGACTGTAATCTTTGATGAGTCGTCAGCCTTTGAGTTAAAGGTTACCCCTGCAAGTAGAGACACAAACACTTATCCATATAACGGAATCATCGTTGGTGAAGCTCCTCCACTTATCGGAGATCCTTCAGTTCTTACAGGATCTTTCCGTGTACCTGTGATGACTAGCAATATAGATACTAAGATAGTTATATCCTCTACAAGTCCACTACCTTGTCGATTCCAATCAGCCGAATGGGAAGGGTTCTATCATACGAGAGCGAAAAGGCAGTAGCTTATCAAAGGCGTACTTATTTAGAAGACCTTAGAACTATTGGCGACAACATGAGAGATGAGGATATAGCTGAGATTAAGGCACAGTCAGGGTTAGATCCTATAGCTAGTTTGTTCTACTGTTTCTTTAAGAGTAACCCCTGTATGACTATGGTTAGCAGGCATGGACACCCAATGGGTATGTGGGGTGTTGTACCTGAATCAGAGACATCTGGTCGTATATGGATGCTAGGTTGTCAGTCAATGTTGGATGATCCAAGTGATAAGCGTACGTTCTTAAGACGATCTAAGATAGAACTAGACAAGATTATTCAGGAGTATCCTGTATTATTTAATGTAGTAGATGCTAGAAACAAAGTTCATGTCAGATGGCTTCAATGGATGGGATTTACATTCATTAAAAAGCACTCAGAATATGGGCCAGAGAGTCGTCTGTTCTATGAGTTCGTGAGGATCTAATTATGTGCGGCCCCGTTCCGATAATAATGGGAGTCCTGTCAGCAGGACTTTCAATAATGCAGCAGAACGCTGCGACTAGAGCACAGAACGCACAGATAGAATTTGAGAACCAAGTAGCAGAACAGGAATATCAATATAATGTGTTGCAAACAGAAGCAACTAGAACAGGAGAAGAACAACAAAAACAACTACAAGAAGATTTAATCGAACAAAATACTTTCCTTGCTAACACAGCCTATGAGAATGATATAGCACAATTAAATTTACAGTTACAACAAGAACAGGCAGCAGCAGGTCAAGCAAAAAGAGAAGCACAAAAAGATTTCTTAAGAGGTAGAGGTGAAGTTATTGCAGATGGTCGTGTTGGCAATACTGTTAATAATTTAATTGCTGATTGGAGGCGACAACAAGCACAATTTGACTACATAACAAATAGGAACCTAGCCTTTACTGGTCAACAAATACAACAACGGAAGAAAGGAGCAGGTGCAGATAGGGCTAGTCGAATTGCAAGTCAACAACCATACTTAGAACGAACGATATTAGATCCTATGAAACCTATAAAACGAGGAAAAGTAAGTGGGCCAGGATTCTTAGGAGTATTAAATGCTGGTTTAAGTGGAGCACAAGCTGGCTTCTCTACTTCTTCTGGTATTTACGCAGGCGGTGGAGATCCTACAAAAATAAACCCTTGGAAAAAATAAATCATGTCTTTACAAATTCCTTCACTTCAACCTAAAGCTGCACCTGTCGATACTTATGTAAGAGCAGGTTCACCTAATGCACCTGGAGCAGTCTCACTTGGTCAGTTAGCAAAATTACCAGAACCAGCAGAAATACAAAACACAAAGAACCTTGTCAATTCCTTAAGTTCTTTAAATGCTAATCTGCAAAATGTCGCATCATCATTTTTCCAATACCAAGGAGAGCTAGAAAAGAAAGCAGAAGCAGATGCTGAAAAATATGTTGCTGAAGATTATCTCAAGAAAGAACCGACACTAAAACCTTTAGATAAGGTTAGAGATAAAGCAGAAGATGAAGTCGAAAAAACACAAGACCCATCAGCAAAGAATCGTTATTCTTTAGCTAGAAACTTAGATCCAAGAACAGATTATTATTACCAGAAAGCACTACAAAAGCGTCAAGGATTAGAAGCTATTTATGGCTTAACTCCATACTTAAAAAGTTTAAAAGATGATAATGGAGAATCTATAATATTAAACCCAAACCCACCAGAAGGTGAACCTAATCGTTTTAACGAAGCAGTACAAGAATATATTAGAAGTAATATTTCAGACGCTGAAGTGTTAGCTGAATTAACACCACAGCTACAAGCTCAAATTGGTAACAGTAGAGCAGCATTATCTACTATCTTTGCAGATGAACAAGACCGAAGAATTAATGAAACTTTTGATATTAACTTAGCCAATTCAATTAATCAAAACCTAATTACAGGTGATGGCTCTACTTTTAAAAATCTTTTTGATACACATAAAAATAGTGGATCAAGTAAAAAATCTTACTCAACTAAGAAAACTAATTTCATAGACAACCTTGCAAAACAATTAGCTGCTAGTACAGATGATAGATATGAATTAGAAAAGAGAATTGAATTGTTTACTAGCGAATTATTAAATACAAGGGTTGGGCCTGGTGATAATCCTCCATTACTTATTAACGAATTAGGAGGTGAAGCAAAAGTAAGAGAAGATTTGAAAGCTAGAACATTAGAAATCCAAGCAAATTATGATAGGTACGCAGATCAAGGAGCAGTGAAGAAAGGCGAAGATTATCAGAATCAATTATTTGATGAAGCAATAGCAACATTTACTGACTCTAATCTTGAGACAGAAGAACTAGATCCTTTTGAAGTTAAAACCCCAGGGGGAATAATATCTCAAGAAATTGATCTAACTGGTATGCAGCAATGGGAAAGAGAGCAAAGAAAAGAAATCAATAAACTTTCAAACCATCACGAAAGAGAAGGGAGATTAAATATTTTAAGTAGCAGGATGGAGATATGGAGAAATGGTAGAGGTATTGATATGAAAGATTCAAACAATGATTTACTTCAAGAAAGAATTGACAATGGAATGGCTAACCCTACTGAATTGTTAGCTGAGATTAGGTTCTATCACAAGAATAATCTTATTACTAGAGATCAAAGAAATTACTTAAGATCACAAGTTGCACCTGTTAAAACACAAGAAGATAAAGATTTTACAAAAGCAATAATGGATCAAGAGAAAAATTCTATTCTAAAACTATTAAACAAAAGAGCCGAGAATGATGTATTAATGGTAGGAGAATCTAGCCCAGGTGTTATTAGTGCAAACGAAGGACTATTAATAAACATTACAACAAGAAAATATAGAGTAGAGGCTAATAAAGTCAGAGAACTAAATATACCTTATGAAGAGAAAATAGAAAAACTAAGTATTATATATAAACAAGCAGAAGAAGAAATAGCAAACTCTTTATCTATTACAACAAAGGTAAGTCAAGGTATTCATTCTGGTGACTTAATACAAGGTTATAACTCAGGAGGATTAGGAGTACCAATAATAGACAGAAACAGACCTGTTAACAAACCTCCTACTGTTGTTGAGTTTTATGGTGAAACACCTGATGCTCTTCTTTATAACTTAGCAGGAGGTAATAGAGGCGATGCTGCTGAGAATGTCAGACTAAAATCCTATACAGAAAAAAGTCCTTTATACAGTAAAGAAGTATTTGTCGAACAATTAAATCAATTAGAAGAAGGAACACCTCTTAGTCAAATCCCATTCGGTTCTTCTACTCAGAAGATAATCAGTAGATCAGGTTTAACAATCTTTGATTATATTCGTTATCAGATTAAAGCTCATGGATTACAAGAACAAGCTGCACCCATGATGCAAAGGTTAGAAGAACTATTAGCATTAACTACTTCAGAAGATGTTTTAATTGCAGGTAATCCTAGTTTCGACATTGATCCTTCGAGATCAACTTTAAGAAGATCTAAGATGTTTAACAAGTTAAAAAATAATCCAAGTGCAAATGAAGTCGAAACTATAAAAAGGATGCTTGGAGGTAATGTAGAACTTCCAAACGTCTAAAGCTCAAGTATCATCATTAAATAGACTGATTCGCCATGCCAATTATTTACGTTACAGATCCTGAAACAGGTGAACAGAAGCTTGAATACAAGGAATACGAAGAAAAGGAACCAAAGAAAGAACAGAAAAAAGAAGTTCAACCAACTAAGAAAACTTCATTTGTCGATTCAATTAGGAATACTTTAGAGGGAGATCAACTACAAAAACTACCTCTATTAAATAAATCACTCCCTCCTCGCATGGTTATAAATGCAGGGATAAATGCTCTGCAAGAAGGAAGCGACACTATTAGAGATATAGGTGGTTACTTTGGAGTAGGAGAAGGAACTACAGCAGAAGAACCAGATAAACCCATTATTGGAATGGGAGGATGGAAACCTCAAAAGCTTAAAAGTAGTGGTGGTGTTGAAGATTTTGTAACAGGAGTTCTTCAGTTTGGACTTGAATGGGTAACTCTTAGTAAAGCCTTGAAGGTTGCAAACCTTGGTCTTAAAGGAACTAAGCTTGGAACAGGGATAGCAACTGCAACTCAAAAAGCAAAAAAGATAGAGAAAGCAATACAAACAGGTACTGCAACAACAGTTGCTAAAACATTAGGAGGAGGAAGGAAAGCTCAAAAAGTAGGTAGTCTTGTTGGTTTTGGTGCTGGTGCAGCAACTAATGCGACTCTTAATCCAAAAGGTTTAATTGTTGACTTTGCTGGTTTTGACCAATACGAAGGTCGCCTCTTTGATCTTGCTACTAATACTCCTTATTTCAGTTGGCTGGAAACTATTCCTTTAGTCCAAGATTTAAAGAGCAACCCTAACGACAAAGGATTACAAGGTCGATTAAAAAATATGCTTGAAGGATGGGGAATAGATTTTGGAATTGGTGCGATTCTTAAAGGCATAAGAGGTAAATGGTTAATAGAAGATCTTGCAAATTTAGAACCTGGAACAAAAGAATACGTTGCCAAGCAACAACAGATTGAAACTGTCGCTGATGAATTAGCAACAGAACCTAGTTTCCAAAGAGTACAAACAAGACTTGATAGGGCAGCCTTTGATAAATCAATGGCTCACATTCCACCAGCCAAGAGACAAGAGCTATGGGAGAAAGCAAGAACATTACAAGGTAGAAGCATCAAAGAACGCTACGGTTCATCTTTTACTGATGATGCTGTCAAATTTATTGAGCAAGTAAGAAGAACAATCGACCCTCAAGATTTAGATATAGATCAAGCTGAATGGGGATCAGTCATTGTAGAGCAATCAAACCCTGTAGATGCAAGACGAATTGCTGCTGGTACTGAAGATTTAGGTACTTACAATGAAATTCACATTCAAAGATTAGAAGATTTAGGTGATGAACAACTTGCTCAATTAGGAATCAAAGAAAGTGATATTCCATCACTAGGGCCAACGAAAAGAACTTTATTAATGAGGCGAAGCTTTGAAGAAGTTTATGATTATTTACCGCCTGGTGAATATAGATTAGAAGGTTCTGATCCTAAAAGACGAAGACTGTTTGCTAAATGGTTAGGCGAAGATCCTAATATTGAATGGAGGAGTTTAAAAACTAATAAGCCTGTTAAACCTAGTGCTAACGCATACGGTGTTTTAAAAAAATCTGCATACCAAGTAGATGGTTACAAAGGACGTTTAGCTGATGAAGGTGAATGGACTGGCATAGATGAAGCTTTGGATTTAGAAGAAGGGTTTACTTGGAAAGGTGATGACATTGGATGGGTTGATTCACAAGGTAAACCTGTTTCAGAAGAAAGAGTACAGGCAGTTGCTAGAAAATTAGAAGAAGAAACCCTAGCGAAAGAAGCAGAAGATAAAAGATTATTAGAAGAACTTGATGAAAAGACACTAGAAATTACTAGAGGAATAGAACGTGGCGATATTCCTTTAGATGATGAGATTTTAGAAAAGGTTTCTTTTGGTTCTTCCTACGAAGAAATTATTAATTATGCTGCTAGACGGAAAGCTAAACCATTTAAAACGATAGAAGAAGGTGGTAGAGGTTTATCACAATACAGAGGTGCAGATAAATTATTAAAACGATTAGGAGATAAATACCCTGTTAAAGATATAGATCCTGATGACGTTGAACTCATAAAAGATTTTATGAATACAATAGGCCGACAAATGTTTGATGATGTCGCCTTAAGTATTACAAATAAAATAGGTGCAATGGGTCGTTTTAATTTTGCAAATAGCCTGCTTGAAATAAGAAAAAATATTATTAAAGAAGGTGAATTACCTAGAACATTAGTACATGAATTATGGCACTCTTTATCTAGGTACTTGCCTGAAAAAGACTTAATTAGATATAAAAAAGAATTTAAAAAAGCGAAAGCAAAATGGCAAAAGAAAGCAAGTGCAGAGGAACTAAAAGCCTTTAGAAATAAAAAATATACTGAGGCTAATTATAGATATGTCGATGTTGATGAATACTTTGCTGAAAACTTAACTGATGCGTTCTTTGCTAAATTAGAAGAAGGTTTAAGACAAAATTACAAAGGAGTTACAAAAGGTAGTGACTTTATAATTACCGATAGTTTTCAAAGTCTTATATATAGAATTGGTGTCTTCTTCCAAGACTTATGGGCTAGTGTTCATGCTTCTTTAGGTGGGCCAAGAACTAAGAAAATATTTAACGATTTTCTAAAGCAAAGAAATATCAAGATGGTTAGAGATCATTCTCTTGATTGGACAAAAGCAAATGAAGTGCAACGTAATATAAGCAGAGTACAAATGCAGTTAAGTGTTGCTAGAGCAAGAGCGAAAGGTCGAGAGATTATGGATGATCCTTTCGCATTTGCTGAACGATTCAGTGATACAAAAGCAAAATTAGATCCCGAAGATCAATTTCTTAGACAGCAAAGAGAGACAGATCTTAAAAATTTGAAATCTGAATTAGAAGCTTTAGGGCCAGAACCACCAAAACCAGAAAAAGGTAAGTCTTATATTACTGTTAATGGCAAAAGAAAGTTAACAAAAGAAGCAATTAAAAATAGAAATTGGAATAAAAAAGCAACAGAACTAAAAAAACAAATTGATGAGATTCAAGATCAACAATTAATAGATAAAACTGAAACGACAAAAGTTGAAAATGAAATAAGAGATGAACAATTAGTAGAAGAAACTAAAAGACAAAAGATAAATGAACCAGGAGTTTCCAGATGGGAAGCAACTACTGGAGAGAAAGAAGGGCTTAAAGAAGACTTCTTAAAAGCTCTTGATGCTTGGAGAAGAGGAGAATTAAAGATTACAGATTCATCTCTATGGGATGATGTTATGGCTGTTAAAAGTCCAACTGGTAAGAAGATTTACGGGCCAGAAGTTCCTGAGATACAAATATTATGGGATGCAATTAGTCATAGATTAGACCGTATTATTTCAACAGGTCTTCCTTCTGTAAATACTCAAGAACTTTTAAGTGAAGCAATAGAAGATGCTGCACGTTTTGGTGTTAATGCAGAAGATATTTTTGACTTGAATAAAGGACTTGCAAGGAAACTTGCAGACAATGTAACCAATGTTAAGAACCTTTTAAAGCTTAGAATTGGTGTTCAATTAACAAGTCAAGAGACAGCAAAAGCTGCTCAAAGAGTATTAAACGAAGCAAACATTAACACTATTAATTATCAACAAGCAGCTTCAGAACTAGAAGCGAGCATCTCAGCAGCCGTAAGGATGGTCAAGTTATATCAAACAATTACTAGAGCAACAGGTCAATTATTAGCAACAACACAGGCACAGTTACCAGACTTACAAGGAATCAAATTAACAAATGAACCAACTCCAAATATCAAAATGGATATGACAGAGATAGTTGAAATAGATATGGATGTATTTGAGAACTTCCCTCCAGCAGTACAAGAGGCAATGAGAACAAGAAATTGGACACCTGAAGCAAAGTCTGGATTAAATCAAATAGCAATAGTTGCTGCTGATGCTGATGGCCCTGATGGTGTTATTGCATTGACTGATTTAATGGATGGCCCTAGCCCTGTTGATGGAGGAACAAAAAAACCAGGAGAGATAATAGTTGAAGAACTCAAAGAAACTCCGAAATTAAGCCTTGAAAAAATTGGAAGGACTTTAACAACTTATAGAGTTGCACAACTATTAACTGCTCCTTTTACATGGGCAGTTCAAGCAGGAGTACCTATTGCAAGAATGTCTTTAGAACCTGTTGTTTATGCAGGAGTTGATGTATTTAGTCGTAAACCAAAATTAAATAAAATACCAATGGCTGCATTGATGTATCAAAGATATGTAGTCGAAGCTTATGGTGCTTTAAAACTTGCAACAAAATCATTCCAATTAGGACAAACTCTTTACGATCCAGGCCGAAGATCTTCTGCTTGGGATTTAAACAATTACAAAGAAGTTGATAAAGCCCATCAACTTTCAGAAGCAGGAAAGAAACAAAGCAATAATGCAAGAGCTTTTGACTTAAATACTTTCCCTTTATCTAAAGAAATAGATAAGAGTTCTCCTGCTACTGCTCTTGACTGGGCTTGGAGAGTTAATACTTTTGATCTAAGAGGACAAGGAAGTATTGAAACTTTCCAAAAGGCATTAGTAGGAAATAGTTTGCTTTATACTGTTGGATTTGAAGAAGGTCTAAGTCAAGCAGGAAAAGAAGGATTAAAAGGAATTGATGCTTATAACTACGCAGGAAAATGGGCACAAGCAAAAGTTAATTTCTTTAAGAGTTCAGCCGTTGTAAATGGAGAAACGATTGCAGATGCAGTAATGAAACATCCAGCAGCTATTCAAATAGGTCGGATGCTTACTTTTACAGATGATATAAGAGCCAAAATGGGTAAAAGAACTTTCTCTTATGGACAAGACTTAGCGATAGAAAGTGGAATCGACCCTAAAGACTTTGATGCTATTAATGAATTCGCACAAAGCTATAAAGAAGGAAAACAAATACCAAACAAGTTAGCTTCTAAATATAGTGAAATAATGAGGTTTGGGAATAAAACATTACCTGCTGAAGGTGATTGGACTCCTAGAACAACAATAACCTGGTCACTTGTTCCAAGTTTATGGGGTCGTTTCCAAAACATGAAACATGGATATATTGCTACAACTATTCAACCTTTCAATAGAAGTCCTGGTGATATTACTAAACAAGCAATCAGGATGATCCCTGGTGGGAACTTGACTGTTGATAGTTTTTACAGAGATATATTTGATGAAAATAGTTATATTGCAAAACATTGGAAAGCAGAAGTTGCAACAGGTGCAACAACAATAGGATTGCTTAATGGATTTATATTTAACAATGAAAACTCTCCTATTGAATTTACAGGAGCAGGGCCATTAAATCCTCTCGCTTTTGACAAATGGAAGAGGACAGGTCGTGAACCTATGTCATGGAGAATGAGATGGTTTGATGAGAACGGAGTTCGACAGTATGGAAGATGGAATTCTTACAGAGCTTTTGAACCAGCAGCAACATTAATTGCAGGATTAGCTGATTACAATGAACTCTCACACATGTTGACAGAAGACGACAGAAAGAATCTAGGTGCAGGTTTAGTTGTTCAATTAGGATCAAGAGTTTTAGCAGGAAGATATAGATCTATCTACTACCAAGGGATTGCAAGTTTCTTAGATACAGTAATGGGAATGGCTGGTAGTGGTTATGGAAGGATTGCACCAGAACCAGGTGAAAGAAGTCGTCTAGCTAGAGGTGTTCAAAGATTCCTTCTGAGTTGGATGCCTAGATCTTCTCATTTAAGAACGATCAGACAGGCTTTTGATACAAAGAAAAGAGTTATTCCTGCTGGTGGAGAAAGACCAATTATTAATCCAGAAGGAGAAAATACTTTCTTTAATGAAGATACAGGACTGAATATGAATTATGACTTGATAGGTACAGACAATGCTTTCTTAAATTTTGGAGATCAGTTATTAAATGAATTTAAAAATGCTACACCTGGCTGGTCAGAATCACTGCCACCTAGAACTAATTGGATAACTCAAGAACCTTACTTAAATGCAGGCTTCTTAGGCGATGAATATATGCCAACAGATGATGCTCCTTGGCTAGCAAGAATGAGTTCTTCTTTTGTGTTAACTGCTATTCCTGCAATGTTAGATCCTTCAATGGCAAAGAGAGGTTATAGCCAAGAAGGTAAGAATAATTATGTAATGGAAGAGATGCTAAGACTATCTGGGTACGGTGCAATATGGGGGCCACCTAGACCTAGTGATCTCCAAAAAGGAGTAACACTTAGTACAGACGCATATAACAGATACAAAGATTACATAGCAAAAGAACCTCATCCTGAATACGGAAATATGATTTTAGTCGATGCCTTGTTCCATAGAATGAGTTCTCCTGACTATCAAAATCCAAACTTACCTAACGTAGGAAGATCTCTTTCTGAATCTCCAAGGGCTTCAGTCCTTAATACAATTATTGAAGACTATAAGAGAAGAGCTAAAACATTATTTACAGCAGACCCTAGTAATCCTTATCGTTTAGAGGTATTAATTGAAGAACAGAAACAAAGGAGGGAAGAACGTGCCAATGAATTATACAAACTTGGTGATCCACATCCAGACGAAATAAGGCAGAATGGAGGGAATACGTCAGAATTTAACCAGAAAGTCAACTACTAAGCCATGAGTTACACAGCATCGTACATAGTAAATTCTTCGTCAGCACAGGGTACTACTGACTTTCAGTTCACCTTCCCTTACATCAAAGAAGAGCACATTGAGGTTTTCCTCAACTACAACAAGATCACTCAAGGATCAGGATCTGCCCAATACCAAGTAATAACTAACGTATCCCCTAAACTTATACGACTTAATACAGGTATAGCGTCAGCAAACTTAAGAGTAGAAGTAAGAAGAAACTCATCACTAGGAACTCCTCTTGTCGATTATGCAGATGGTTCAACCCTTACTGCTAATGACTTGGATACAAGTTCTTTACAGAGTTTATATATTGACCAGGAACTAAAAGATAACCAAGGTAAAACAGTCAGTGTTGATGAAGCTACTGGTCTTCCTTCAATGGGAGAATCTAGTGCTGGTAATTTAAGACTGACTAAAGTTGCAGATCCAACAGCAGCACAAGATGCAGCAACTAAGAACTATGTCGATACAAAGGTATTTACTTCTGCTCAGATCCAAGATGGAACACTTGTTAACGCAGATGTAAACGCAAGTGCAGCCATAGATGGAACGAAGATAAGTCCTAACTTTGGATCACAAAACATTGCTACCACAGGAACAGTTGATGGCAGAGATGTTTCTGTAGATGGTGCAAAATTAGATGGTATTGAAACTGGTGCAACAGCAGATCAAACAAATGCTGAGATTAGAACTGCTGTAGAAGCTGCTACAGATTCTAATGTCTTTACTGACGCTGACCATTCAAAGCTAAACGCTATAGAAGCAGGTGCAACGGCTGATCAGACTAATGCAGAAATAAGAGCAGCAGTAGAAGCAGCTAGTGATTCTAATGTATTTACCGACGCTGATCATACGAAATTAAATAGTGTTGAATCTGGAGCTACAGCAGATCAAACGATAACTGAGATTAAAAATCTTATTGCTGGATCTCCATTAGATGCTTCACACCTAGCACCTAACTCAGTTACAACTTCTGAAATAGCTGATGCTGAGTTAACTACGCTTGCTGGTATGCAGTCAGCTACTGCTTCAATACTTGCAAGTAGTACAGCTCTTACTGCTACTAATGCTGAAATAAATACAGTATGTGATGGTAAGTCTGTACAAACAACCATCTCTGATACTGATAGCTCCTACCCTACAAGTGGAGCCGTTGTTGACTATGTTGCTGCTCAGATTGCCCCTTTAGGTGGCCTAGAAGTAATAAGTAATGAAGATAGCTTTCCTACTACACAACCTCAGTCTGGTGTCGTAATAAGTATTGCTGATGCTGGTGGGATAGTTGTTAATGGTAGTGGTGTATCTACAACTGCTAGAACCTCTGGTAATGGTAGTGATAACGTAACGATTAATGGATTCCCATCAACGTTATATAGCACCACGTTGACAGATAATATGGGTCTACTTGTCAGTTCTACTGGCTCAAGTAATACCTATACCTACCATAAACTGTTAGGAAAAGAATCAGATATCAAGAGTCTTAGTGACGATATAAATGACTTTAATAATAGATATAGAGTAGCTGCCTCTGCACCTTCCTCATCATTAGATGATGGAGATCTTTGGTTTGACACTACTAATGACAAGATGAAGGTGTATAACGCCACTGGTTCATCTTGGGATGACGTAGCAACAGTTGGTGACTTCTTTATTAATACCTTATCTAGTTCAGGTAATACAGGTGGTGGTAGTGCAACCTTTAACGGTACTGCATACAGATTTGTCTTAAGTAGTCCTCCTACATCTGCTCAACAATTAATAGTTAGCGTTAACGGAGTCATTCAAAAACCTAATGCTGGATCATCACAACCCTCTGAGGGATTTGCAGTTTCTGGCAACGATATCATTTTCTCTGCTGCCCCTCCTTCTGGTGCTGATTACTTTATCACCACGCAAGGATCAGCAGTAAGTATTGGTACGCCAAGTGATAACACAGTAAGCACAGCTAAGATACAAAACCTAGCAGTAAATACTGATAAGATAGCTACTGATGCTGTTACTGGAGCTAAGATTGCAGACGATGCAGTAGGTGCTGAACATATAGAAGATTTAGATGCAGACGTTAAATGGTTAGATAACAAGAAAGCTCTATTTGGAACAGGGTCAGATCTCCAAATCTGGCACCAAATTAATTCCGATCATGGTTATATCAAAAACTTAACTGGTAGTCTTTATCTACAAGGGAATAATTCTGGCACTGTAGTTAATCATATTGCTCTTAATAATAACGGAGCCGTAGATTTGTTTTACGACTCAAGTAAGAAGTTATCGACTACAAATTCCGGTGTAAATATCACGAATGGTACAAGTGAGGCATTATTACAAGTTATTGGTGGTGAAAATCAAAAAGGAGAACTAAGATTAGTAGCTGATGATGGAGATGATAATGCTGATAAATGGAGTTTCCAAGCACGAACTGATGGAAACTTAAATATTCAAAATTATAATGGAGGTTCTTGGGTAAATAGTGCAGTTTTCCAAGGTGGTGCTGCTGTAAACCTTTACTATGACAACAGTAAGAAGTTTGAGACCAACTCAGCAGGGGTAAAAGTTACAGGTCAACTTGAGTTGTCATCTCATGCAGCTTGGCCTGATCATAGTAGTGGTTATGTAGGAAAGGCGGTATTTGGAAGTGGTGACGATCTCCAGATCTACCATGATGGCGATTCTAGTTATATAAATCATGTTACCTCCGGTACAGATCTTATTATAGACGCTAAAAGTCCAGGTGATGATTTAATTCTTAGAGCCGCTGATGATGTAAATATAAGAGTTCAAGGTAATGAAACTGCAATTAATTGTATTGGAAACGGAGCCGTAGAACTCTATTACGACGGCAGTAAGAATTTTGAGACAACTTCAACTGGAGCAACGGTAACTTCACCTTCTCACGATGGAGGACTTCAATTATTAGCAGGAAACAACAACCAAGAAACTCGCTTAAAGATTCAAGGTAAATCTAGTAGTGGAACAGAACATAATTGGATATTAGGTGCTTCTCGCAGTGCTGATAGGTTTTATGTAAGTAATGGGTCTTCTACACATTTCAACATATTAGATGATGGTAAAGTAATGATAAAGGCACTATCATCTGATATGACTAGTGCTGATAATACGGGGTTTACATTTACTGAACATGCTACTGGGCCTTATTTAAGAATTAAACATGCAGGTAGTGGAAGTAGTTATGCTAATTATACTCTTCTCCATTTGGTTGGTGGGACTTCAGCGATTGGAGAAATCAAACAAGATGGTGATGGTACTGTTACATACGCAACATCTTCTGATTATCGTTTAAAAGAAAATATTGTTGATCTTACTGGTGCTATAACAAGATTAAAGAACTTAAAACCAAAAAGATTTAATTTTAAATTAAATTCAGGTATTACAAAAGATGGATTTTTAGCTCATGAATTACAGGAAGTTGTACCAGAATCAGTTAACGGAACAAAAGATGAAGTTGTAACTGCTGATAGTAAAGCAAATAATCCAACTTTAGAGGATTTGAATGTTGGAGATCCTGTATATCAAACTGCTGATGCTTCAAGAGTTGTACCCTTATTAACTGCTGCCTTAAAGGAAGCAATCACAAAAATCGAAACACTAGAAACAAAAGTAGCTGCACTAGAAAGTGCTTAACCTCTTTAATCACCTTTACTAATTAACAATCATGGCATTAACAAAAATAGATGACAGAGGTTTGAAGACTCCAATCGACCTCTTGGATAATGAGAAGATACGGTTAGGAACGGGGAATGATTTAGAGCTGTACCACGATGGCTCCCACTCTTACATAAAAGATACTGGAACAGGGAATTTAAGACTATTAACCTCATCAGTTTTTACAGTTAATAATGCTGCTAATTCTCAAAATATGATTCTAGCTACTGACGGTGGAGCCGTAGAGTTGTTTCATGCTGGAAATAGGAAATTACACACAGCGGCTGAAGGTATTAAAGTATTTGGTCCCGTTGATAGTAATTGTGACGTAATTTTATGGGCTGATAATGGTACAGACTGGACAGATGGAGTTCGATTAAGAGTATCAGATGCAGGTCCATTTACTATTTCAGGATATAACGCATCAGGAACGGCTGAAACATTTATTGAAGCTAATATAAATGGAGCCGTAGAGTTATATCACAATAACGTTAAGAAGTTTGAGACAACATCGAGTGGAGCAACTGTAACTGGTGGTCTTTACTGTTCTGCTGGTCAACAAATACAGATTACAGGAAGTGCAGGTTCAGTCGGTCTTCAGTTAATAGGTCAAGACGCAGATTACTCATTAATAGGAACAATGGGTGCTCACGATCTAATGTTTAGAACGTCAAGTGCAGAACGGATGCGAATAGCTGCAAATGGAGTCTTATGGCATGGTGTTGCTCCATTTGCAAATCATTTTACCAATAGATCTGCATATTTCCATAAATCTGGTAGTAGTGATTGGAATTATGTTTCTATTACTGGAGGCACAAGTGGAGGTGCTGGAATAGTTTTTGGAGACAGTGTTGGAAATAATACAGGAAACTATGAAAGTTTAATAGCACATGACAACACTAATAATTCTTTATATCTCAAGACACATCAAACTGCTAAAGGGTTAGAAATAAAAGTAGGTGGTGATGTAAGTATTATAGACGGCAACCTAGTCGTAGCAAGCGGTCACGGTATTGACTTTAGTGCTACTTCTGATGCAACAGGTAAAACAAGTGAGCTATTAGACAACTATGAAGAAGGTTCATTTACTCCAGTCATAACTGGTGCCACCCACTCAGATCTTGGGTCATATGGTAGATATGTAAGAGTTGGTAAATTAGTTACTATATCAGTCAGAATACAAATTAGTGCAAGTGCAATCGGTGGTGGTGTTACCGTAACTGGATTACCTTTTACGCCAATAACTGGAACAGGAGAAAACTATACCAGTGGTGGAATTACTTATTATGATATGCCATCAAGTATTACTAACTTTGATCCTTATATTACTGCTGGGACTGCGATTGTATATTTTTTTGAAAAAGGTAGTGGTACTCAATTGAGCTTTAGTTCGACTTTTACGGCTAAATATCTAGGATTTTCAGCGATGTATTACGCTTAAACAAACCTAGACCGTTAGCACGTCTCAAAACTACGCCATAAACCTGTTTCGTTCGGAGAACGTCCCTAAATGGCATTAACAGAAACACAAGAGAACGACAAAATAGAGGTCGTCAATAAATGGAACATACAGGTAAGAAACGCAACCATTATTAAAAAAGATGGTGTGGAACTTACCCGTTCCTTTCATAGAAAAGTATTAACACCCGGAACACTTGATGCAAGTGACAACCTAGTTGATACAGATATCAGTGGAGAAGATGCAGACGTACAAGCAATATGTAACGCTGCGTGGACTGCACAAGTCAAGGAAGACTATAAACTATTCTTAGTATCAAACAAATCTAACACTCCTTAAAATGGCAACAAAAACCTGGCAAGTAAATACCCTTCAACGTGAACTAGCGGATGGGTACGTTAAAAAAGTTATCTACCGTGTTAATGGAGAAGATGGTACTTACTCCTTTAGAGCTACAGGTGAAGTAGATCTTCCAAAGCCTGACACTCTTGTTCCTTATGCTGACCTTACCGAATCAACAGTACTTGGTTGGGTTAAAGCAAAACTAGATGCTGATAAAGAAGGCACTGTCGCTGCTATCGAAGATGCTGTAGAAAAAGGCGTTAACGAACAGAAGACTCCAACAACAGGAACTGGCAAGCCTTGGGCATGATAAAAGTTCTTACCTACATAAATACTGCTTTTCTTGTAATAGCAGTTGGTGGTGGAACTTTTACATACTTGAATAAAGATAAGATTGTGAATACAATCTTGGATAAGGTAAAGGGTCAAATCCCTGAATTGGTTAAACAATCAATGCCTTCAATGCCCACCACAACAGGATTGCCTAAGTTATGACACAGATGAAGGAAGGTAACTATCTTCCTCTTCTCCTCGGTCTTGGATTAATCGGTAGCAATTTCTTTTCCCTTGTCCTACTTAGTAGGTCAGGGGATTCGCTGCCTAATCTTGCATCGTTAGCAACTACAGAAAACAGTAGTAGCCAGATGCGATATAAGAAAGACGAGAAAGGATTGGAGGTGATGATAAGGCATAACATGCACTCACCTAAAACAGTTTTATTTAGTTCAGAAAAATCTAAATGGAACGGTAAAACTGATTACACAAGGAAAGAATATGTTGCTCATCAACCTGGAGCAAATGCAACATTAGCTGCTGACTATCTTCAGTGCATTAAAAATAAAGGCAGTGCGGAATCGCAGGGAGAGATAGTTGGAACCTCGCTAGTAACTGCCACTCCTGCTGCTAATACATTGTCCAACATCCCAATCATAGGCTGGATTGCTAGTGCAGTTGCTGTTAAAAAAGCAGGACAGATTGGTAAAGATATTGGCGGTGACTTCGTAGATTGCTAAGTGGATGAAATTCCAGATATACAAGTCGATAATATTTTTATCCCTGATAATTCTATCGACAGAGTTTCTCCGAACATCCCCAATGTTCAACCCGTAACTCTTAATTTACAGCAGCCTAATTTAATATTTGAAATCCCTGGTTGTGTAGAAGCACATCCAGACTCAGGTAGCAATAAAAAATTAAAAACAGATGACGATAGAGGAGTTCAAGTATATTGTGATGCAGGGATGCCCTCATATAATCCTGTCGATTACAGGCCAGAGGATATAGAGCCAACTCCCAAACCCACCACACCAAAAATTGATACGAGTAGAGCAGAGACTTCTACTTCGACAAACACAAATAACGAAACACCTGTTAGCCCGCCACCGCCTCCTATTCCCCCTTGCCCTAGACCTGACGATTTACCCATAGGAGCAATCGGGAAGTACGGAACAAAAAGAATTATTGGGTATGAACGAGATGGAAATCAATGCAAAGTCCTATACGAGGAAAGAAGTGTATTGGAAGTTGTTAACACTTACACTCCTCCACCAACAACGCTACTTAATACAAGTGCGATAGCTGTTACTTCAGTTATCGGTGTCACTGTATTGGGTCAACCAATAGCAAAGATGCTCCAGAAGCAAATGAAGGGGCAGGTTAAGAAGATCTCTAAGAAGATTACAAAGAAACTTCTTGCTATTCGGGGGAAGAAACCGAAGGTGTTATCACTTCGTGAACGCCAAGCGGAGCAGAGGAGTCTGAAGAAATAGAATGAATGTGATCTATTGGCTTTTCCTTAAAAGGTCTGGTCAAAATATCTGAACAAATAGAAAAAGCAGAACTTTTCGGATGGAAGTTTATGCCTTGA